AAGCTTTTGCTGAATCTGTAGGTAAGGGTGAGATTCAAGCTAAACACGGTACAGAAGAGACTACAAAGTCTAATTCACCATACTAGAATCCTAGGTAGTGGGCGTCAAAGCGAGAGTGGAAACGCCCACTTAAAAAGCGCTATATGATAGAAAGATTTAAAAATATATTTACAGGCTTAGAACGTGCGCATGGTGTCACTATTGTTGAAGACACTAATGGTAATGGTACAAAAATAAAAGGTAAGTCTTTTGTAAAACGTCAATCAGTTACAGATGAACTTTGGCAAAAACATTTAGAAGGTAAAGAAAATTTAGGTATTATACCTATTAACGATGACAACCAATGTAGATGGGGTTGTATAGATATAGATTCTTATGCAGGTTTTGATCACAAAAAATTAATAGATAAAATAACAAATATGAAACTACCTTTGATTGTATGTAGATCAAAGTCAGGAGGTGCACATGTATTTTTATTTACATCGGATTATGTATCAGCAAAACTAATGAGAGATAAATTAGTGCAGATAAGGGCTGTACTAGGTTATGGTAATTCAGAAGTATTTCCAAAACAAACAGAATTAAAATCACAAGATGATACAGGAAACTTTCTTAATCTTCCATACTTTAATCACAAAAATTCTGTTAGATATGCATTTAAAAAAAATGGTGAAGCTGCTACACTAAACGATTTTTTTGACTTACATACTTCAAACTATTTAGATCCTAATGCATTACAAGAATTACAAATAAAAAGACCAGAAACAAAATATTCTGATGGACCACCATGTATTGAGTTAATGTCAGAAAACAAAATAGGTGAGGGTGGTAGAAATAATGCGTTGTTTCATTATGGTGTCTATGCAAAACAAAAATGGCCGGATGGATGGAAATCTAAATTAATTGTGTTTAACGAAAATGTAATGGAAAAACCATTGTCAGATTCTGAGGTAGATATTGTTGTTAAACAACATGATAAAAAAGATTGGGGCTATAAATGTAATGATCAACCAATGTGTAGTTTATGTGACAAAACTCTTTGTAGATCTAGAAAGTTTGGTATAGGTCAAGAAGTATTATTTCCAAATCTTACAGATTTACAAGTTATAGATTTAGAAGATCCATATTATTATCTTAATGTAGATGGAGAAAGATTAAAGTTAGAAAGTGTAAAACATTTACGACAACAAAGTTTATTTCAAGAAGCATGTATGGTGCAGTTAAAAAATAGACCACCTACATTAAAAGAAAAAGATTGGGTTCATATAACAAACATATTATTAAACAATGCAGAAGTCACAGAACCTGCAGAAGGTTTACGTACAGAAGATCAACTACACAATCATTTACAAGAATATTGTTTAAATAGAACACAGTTAGATTCAAAAGAAGACTTACCAAGAGGTGGTACTTGGACTAACAATGGTTATCATCATTTTGTGTTTGATAAATTTTATCATAATCATTTGATGCGTAAGCGTTGGGATCTTGGTTATTCAAGAACAGCAGAAATGTTGAGAGAAAAATGTGGTTGCACAGATAAAAGAATAGGTAAAAATAAACTATCTGTTTATGTTGTAGAAGAATTTGAAAAGAAAACAGAAGAATACAAACAAAAAATATTAAAAGAGGAAACACCATATTAATGAAAAAAAAATATGATTATTGGTATTGGAGAAATTTTATTTCAAAAGAAAATATTAAAAAAATAAATGAAAGTGAACCTGTTTACCATTATGTTAACAACGGTATACGTCTTGGATTGCATGATAAACCTGCACCAAATATTACAAAAACATCTAAAGTTACATTTTTATCTTATGAAAAAATAAAAAAATATTTACAAAATGCTGTTTTAAATTGTTACATATCAAACAAAGAACGTTTTGGTTACAAACTTTTTGATTATGAAGAACAATTTTTACATTATAATATTTATTCAAGTGATAACAAAGGTCAGTATGATTGGCATACGGATTCTGAAGAATATTTTTCTTTAGATATAAAATTAACTGTTTTAATTAATGTTTCAGAAGAACCTTATGAGGGAGGTCAATTTAAATTAAACGCTACTGGTTCACCTATGGAAATAAATGAATTAAGCAACCCAGGTGATATGATTATGTTTAAGTCTCACATATTACACAAAGTTGAACCTGTAACAAAAGGAACTAGAAAAAGTCTAACAATATTTTTAAAAGGACCAGATTTTAAATGAAAACAATTGTATTGGGACCACCGGGCACAGGAAAAACAACTACGTTGTTAAACAAAGTAGATGACTATCTTAAAAATACAGATCCTGACAAAGTAGGATATTTTGCATTTACACAAAAAGCTGCGTACGAAGCAAGAGATAGAGCAGTTAAAAAATTTAATTTAACAGAAGATGATCTACCATATTTTAGAACATTGCACTCATTAGCATTTAGAAGACTTGGTATTAAAAAAGAAAATGTGATGCAACGTAGACACTATCAAGACTTTGGAAAAAGAGTAAAAGAAGAAATAAATTACGCTGTTTATGAAAATGATCACAACGGAATATTTACATCAGATAGTGAATATCTTCGAATAGTAAACCTTGCAATATTAAAAGGTATTACAGCTGAACAACAATACAATCTACAAGAACATAATCAAGATTTAGAATTAGATAAATTAAAAATAATATCAAACGAACTACAAAGATATAAAAAAGAACATAATCTTATAGACTTTAATGACATGATATTAGAATTTACAAAGTCAGATGTATCAGTGCCAAAGTTCGAAGTTGTATTTATAGATGAAGCACAAGACTTATCAAGAATGCAATGGGACATGGCAAAAGCAATTTGGCAAAAAACAAATGATTCTTTTATTGCAGGTGATGATGACCAAGCAATATTTAGATGGGCAGGGGCAGATGTGGACTCTTTCATAGCGCAAGAAGGACATATGCTGCCCTTGCAACAATCATATAGAATACCTGCAAAAGTTCATGGACTTGCTATGGGTATAATAAATAAAATTAAAACAAGAATAAATAAATCTTGGAATCCAAAAATTCATCAAGGTTCTCTTTCTAGATATGATGACTTTGAGGACATAAACATGTCATCAGGTGAATGGTTGGTTTTAGCTAGAACTAAATACATGTTAGATAAGTTAGAGCCAACACTTTATGAAAATGGATATTATTATAATAATAAATTTAAAAAACAAAAAGAACACACACTACACATGGCAGCATTAGACTGGGAGAATGCAAGAAAAGGTGCACCATTATCTTATGATCAAGTGCAAAGAGTATATGGTTACATGAACGTAGATAAGAATAAATTAAAATCAATGACTAAAGATGGCATGTATGACATAGCAACGTTAAAAAAAGATTATAATTTAAAAACTGATGCTGTGTGGTTTGAAGCATTTGATGCAGCTCCAAGACGAGAAGTAAATTATTTAAAACAAATGAGAAGAAAAGGAGAAAAGTTAAATGAAGCACCACGTATAACTTTATCTACAATACATGGTGCAAAGGGTGGTGAAGCAGAAAACGTTGTGCTGTTAACTGATCTTTCATTTAATACAATGAGAAGTTACGAAAAAAATCCTGATGATGAGAATAGATTGTTCTATGTTGGTGCAACAAGGACCAAGGAACATTTACATATCATTAGACCACAACAAGACAACAAAGGATATAATCTATGAGTAAAGTATGGGACAAGCAGCACGGCGGGAGTCACTACCAAAAGTAT